ATCAACATTATGTTTTGAAGCCACTAAGTTACACATTTTTATGAAGTAATCCTGAGAGTAGATATATTTCATATAGTTAATGTCCTTATGGACTATCTGTATATTCTCGCGAACATATCCTACTGCATTATCTATCCTGTCCAAAGATGCTGTGTCGTTAAACGAAATTGGGACACCAGACAAGGCGCAGACTTTATCTTGCGCGATGTAGATGTCCCAAATTTCTTCTATTGTAATTGTAAACTCGTAATCTCTTTGCTTTGCCCTTCTAAGCTTTCCGTTAAACCATGCAACAGGAATGTCTTCGTAGTAATTATTTAAGCCTCTTAATGAGTTAGAGCAGCTTCTGCAAGGCACTTTATTCTTGTGTTTTCTATTCCTTTCAGACACCTCTTTATATGCCAGTTCTTTTTGGCATATTGGACAGAGGCGTATATGAGGTTTTTCGTTTACCAAGCTACAGGACCTTCTTTTTGAATTTTATTAAGGTATTGGGTAGCTTTTATTTCTTTTTCTTTTCTTGATAGAGAATCTGGAAGCTTGCTATTAAAGTCCATCATACGTTCTTTTATATATAAAGCTCTATCTAATCTTTCCCCTCCTATATTCTTTCCAAGCAACATCCTTCTGTACGAATCCTCTTCTGTTTCATATTTCCCCGTAAGAGAGTTAACCTCTTTAGTTCCGTATGTACCTTTCAATAATTTCTGATAAGGATTACCTGCGTCTTCTTCAAGGTCGTATGTAGTTGTATTTACTCCAGAAAGATTAAGTTTCTTAGTAGGTTTCCCTCCTTTTGATGCTTTAGCTCCTTCATTTAAAAAAGCTGGAATTTCTCCTGGAGGAGTTTCTATTCCACCTTCTTCCATTAATTTCAAATAGTCTAAAACATTCTGAGGAGTTTTTCCTGGTTTGCCTTTAGCTGCAGCTTGCAAGTATTGTGCTTCTGCTGGAGCTGCCGCAACAGACTGCTGTGCCTGTGCTTGAGATTGAGGAGACATTCCAACCATAGAAGTCTGTGATACAGCTGTCTGAACTGGGTCAGGGTCAACTCTATTGAATAATAAATCTGATAAATTAGATAACATAATTATGAACCTTTAACCCATTTTTTAGATGGGGATGCTGTTTTACTTGGACTCCATTTCGTAACATTGCTCCAATAGGCGGCACTCATTTTTCCTTTAGCAATGTTCTTTGCGTGACGAGACTTAAATGCCTCACGCTGACCAACTGTCTGGTTAGTTCTAACACCTGCTTGACCAAAGCGAATTAGCTTTACGCGGTCTCCTTCTTTAGCTAATACAATATGAGACTTACCATTATGAGTATCTCTTTTAGGCTTATTAACACCTGAGAGACCATACTTTTCTAGCTTATTCTTTATTGAATCGTTAATCATTATTTTTTTATCAATACAAGTTTCAACTCATTATTCTCTATTATAAAATCTAAAGAATACATATTATCTAAAGTTTTTAGTCTTCTGCTTAATAGACTTTGGCTGAGATACGAACTGCTTTCCTTTTTTATTTCCCTCTGCCTTTGCTCTATTTGTCGCAGCTTTTTCTGAGGAAGATAAACTACTCCAAGCCGCCTCTGGTAAATATCTTTTTTTACCTTCAGATTTAACTTCTTTTGAAGAGCCTTTATCTTTATTGGCTTTCGTTCCTGAAGTCATCCATTTTTGAGCAGTCCAATCTTTTAGACTCTTTTGCGATTTAGATAAACCCATAGTATTTAGTTTTTATATCCGCCTCCCTTTGCCTTGTATTCTTTAGCAAGCATTTGTGCTTTTCTTGCGCTCCATTCGCCAGCATCTCCACCCTTTGAACTTGCTTTAATTTTACTAAATAAGGTTTTTCTCATAGCAGGTTTTGTATAATTACCTGCTTCGTTTACCTTGCTTTTAGCTTTCATATTACTTAAAAGTTAATTGGTAGATAGTTTGACTTGTCAATACACTAATCTCATCTAAGATACTCGTTAGCGCAGAATTACCCATTACAAACATTCTAGCATCACCTGATATATAAGCCTTGAATGACTCTAAAAAAGTAACAGGTGCATCCATCGTATAAGGCTTAACTTCCATCTCACTTCCAACCATCATTCTACCGTAACTTCCTTGATATGTCTTAATAAACTTATCCATTAACTCATTAAACTCTTCATAGAATTTACCTAGTACCTTGTGTTCTACAGCTGAAGAAGTTTGCCAATGGAAAACTTTTGCCTGAGCAGATGCTTCTAACATCTCACATAACAATTCTTCTTGAGGATTTTCTTTTCCTTCTTTTTCTGAAGAAGACTCTGAGTAGTCATTCATTAAACTACCAAAGGCTACCGCCCTTTTGGCTTTCTGCATTTCTAATAGACTTGCCATAATTACTTCTTATTTTTCGATGCAAGATACTTAAAATAATTCACTTGTTTTTCACGTTTTTCTATTCCTTCTTTAGTCTTAGCAGTTCCTAGGTTACGTCCAGTAGTTTTGGAGACTAACTTGTAGCCTCCTTTTATTTTCTTTATCATTATTTTATTTTTTTCAGTTTATTAAGTTTTTCAAGGATTTCCTGCGGCTGTTTAGCATAATCAAATATTTCTACCGTAGCTGTTTCAGAATAATTATAGAAATCAGTATATGCTTTTTCAGCTTTTTCAATTTGAGAATTCTTAGACTCCTCACTTATTTCGCCATTTCTGAATCTTTCTTCTATATTAAATACTTCTTTGTTCTTAGCAGAATTTCTTGCTTTAACATTATTAGCGATATCTTGAACATCGCGACTCATAGTATTGAGATAATTTTCATATTTCTTTACTAAAACATCTGGCGTAATATCTTCATTCTTAATAGCAATACTTAATGCCGCACCCCAAGGATTTCTCATTCTTCCATATAAATCTCCTTCTTGTTTAAATGCAGAGTTTATATCCTGAATCCAAGCTGCATATGGCGCTCCATAAGAACGACTTAGATACATAGCTTGATTAAATGCCTTTTGATTAGGAGTTAATGTTTCTGAAACATATCTACTTGCTTTGGGGTCAGATATTCTCATACCATTCTGTGCTCTATCGGCAAGATATTGAGCAATTGGTCCTAATAATGGGTCAGGAGATTGTAAACTATAACCTGTTCCAGCTATACCTTCTCCCTTTTTAAGATACTGAACGTGCAATGGTGCCCAATCAGATATCTCACTCAATGTATTACCATTATATCCTTTGTCATAAACAGAATATGGTGATAAATATCTAGCTACGTTATATTCAGTTCCGTTAATCAACCACCCTGTGTCAAATAAGAATGACTTAGGGATATTTGGTCTGTTAGCTCTTGCTTCTTTTTCTTCCTCAGATTCTCCAGACATCTTAGAGAACGCCTTGTAAAGACCTTGCATTAATGCAGCATTCATTAAATAATAGATTGGTCTATTCTTTAATGAATTATACATAATACGCATCGAATCAGCTTTAAACTTAACGAACTTATCTCCGAAAACAGGCAATTTAGATGCAGCATCCCAGGCTTTACCTACTGTATTGTAGTTTTGCATCTGTTCTGCAGTTTGCTTAATTGCGTCTTCCTTAGATACTCCCATATCATATACAAGACCTTTGTAGAATGATAATTTAGTTATATCGTCAGCTTTACTATATGTCTTTGCTACTAAATCATCAATAGTATTTATCTTCTCTCTAAACTTCTTGAATCTAGCATCTTCTGCAAGAGCAGATTTCTTACTATCTTCTGTTGCAACACTAACACCCATTAATCCAGCTTTAGTCAAAGCCTGCGCATCTTCATCATACTCAGCCAAAGACTTTCTTGCTGCAGCCCTATTTTTAATCATTGTTATAGGACCTACACCACCTTGTAAACCAAACGATATACCAGATGTAATATTGGCTAAACGAGTAAGAGGGCTATACAATGTTTTAGACTTACTTAACCACTGTCTCATCCAAAGTCTATTGTAGAAATTTAAGCCTTTATTGATGTAGTCATTCATAAAGTCTGATACATAAGTAGTACCATACAATTGCTCATAAATCTGGATTGGTACATACTTGTTAGTAAGTGGTCCAAATCTTTTTTTACTACCAAATCCTTCTAATTTTCTGTAGAACTTTCTTACATCTTCTGGCACATCAGATAATTTATCATAAGACTTATATGATTCATCTTTGCTAACCTTCTCAGCAAATTCCATTACAGCCATATTATGAGATATGGTTGCTAGTCTTTTAGAAGTAATATAGATAGGGTCTTCAGACTCTAAGTTAACTTCGCTGTATTCTTTTCTTTGCTTAAACATACTAAAGTCAACTCCTGCCCCAGCCTTGTTTATTGCATCATATAGCTCTTCGTTTTGTCTGTCCTCTATAACCTTATACGCTCTAGCAAAGTATTTACCTTTGTTTTTCTCATACGTATATTGGTCAATAAAGTCATTTTTATAATGCCATTCGTGAATGAAGTCATTCATTGTACGCAATGTATTATATAGACGCAACTCATTAACAGTTAAATCTTCAACTGTTTTAGGATAGAATTCTTTTGCTTCTTTTACTTTTTCTACGAATACCTCTGGGTCAATTAAAGAATGAACACGGAGTAATGACTTAACGTCATCTCCAATCATTGCATTTAAGTTGCGAGATACTTTATAAATCAAATTAGCATCATTACTCTTTTCGCCTGGCAATTCTCTTCTAGCCTTCTGAAATTCTTCAGTTGATGAAATATTTTTAACTAATACAGATAAAGAATTCTCTACTTCTTTTGCTGCGGCATTATTGGAATTTTGAGCAGCATACATCATTTTCTTGATATTGTCTTCTGTGTAGCCAAACGCAGATTTCCAAAGAGAATTTAATGATACCTCCTTTTCTACAGTATTACCAGATTTGTCTTTATCATTATATTTAACAATAGTAGCATCTCCAATCTTTCTAATACCAACAAATCCAGTAGCCTCAATCTTACTTAAAGCACGAGTAAACATATTGTCTACAATAACTTTATTAATATTTCTGTAAGACTTAATAGCTTTATCTATTAATCCTAACTCCTTAGCAGCATCTTCTACTTTAAGTTTCTCTGCGAAATAAGCAATCATTTCACGGGGATTAGTATATAATGTATCCATTACATACTCTTCTTTAGGTTTTTCTTCTGCAGGTTTTGCTTCTTCTTTAGCAGCTTCTGTTGCAGCAGGTTTGGTAAAAGTTTCTCCTTGTCCAAAATCGTAAGAATCAGCATCATCTATAATACTTTGTGCTTCTAACTTAGATTTAGCCATCAACTCACGACCTGTAACATTATTCTTTACGTACCAATTGCCATTAGCACCTTGTCTTTCTAAATCAGCTTTCCCTCCTCTATTGTCAATAATCTCAAAGTCGCCAATCCATTGCTCTTTATTCTCAGGATTTGTTTCGTAAACAAATTCTTGTGCAATAGGTTGAGCCATTGTTTCTATTGTTGCTAGTTCTGCATCATATTTAGCATTAATAGCATTTATTTTTTTAGGTTTAGCAGGATTATTATTTGTCGATACAGATTTGCCATTTTGTAATCCATATGATTTTTCCAATAATTCAGAATTATTAAAAGTAATATCTTTGCCAGCTTTACCTAAAGGAAAAGTTTCTATTTTACCATCTGTTGTTAATTGAAGACGAACTTGCCTAGTTCCGTCAGCCATTGTTCTAACAACATATACAACAGGTTCATCACGAATATCTAACCCCTCAAAAGTTTCTTCAGATACGATTATTGAAGAAGCATAAGGCTTTAATTCCTCTTGTCTTCTTCTTTCTACTTCCTCAACTTTACCTTCTTTGGTAGCGACTTGAGTTTCTGCTTGAATCGTTCCTTGCTCCACTTCTGCACTAACTTCAGCTTCTGGCTTAACAAATAATGAAGCTTTCTTCTCCTCTAATCCTCTTGTTATTACTTGCTTGTAAAGACCAGCAATATTATTATCATACTCTTCTTTAGTAATTTTATCCGAATCTAATTGTTCGTCTAAATTTCTTTGAGCAGATTTCTCTTCCTTATTAAATTCAACAATAGAATTTTCGACTGGCTTGTTATTTACAGCCAATGAAACAGTATAATTATTTCCAGGCTCTAAATTAAATACAGGAGTATATGCTTTTTTATTTTCACCTAAGAAATCATCAATAGCAGAGATGGCATTTTCTGTCGCCTCTATTTGCTTTGGAGGTAATACTGATGGAATCGTTGGTTCTCCTACAATAATAGCTTCACTTTTCTTAGCTGTTTCTAATTCGTTTACTAATGAATCTCTTTCAGAAACTAATCCTGAATACAAATCTTGTATAGCGCGTTTTTGCTGAGTAGCTTCTTCTGAGACATCATTTGACGTCTTCATAATATCTAGCTTTTGCTCTACGTCATCAATCTGATTAGTTAATTCAAGAATCTGCTTGGTAACTGGAACTGGTGCTGCATCTAATTTTTCTACTAAAATAGCGTTGCGATTGTCATTCTCCTCTTTAAGATTCTTGATTTTAGTATTGATAACCTCTACAGATGGGTCATCCGCAGGCAATTGCTCTAATACAGTGTGTAATGACTGTATTTTATTAGAATTGTCTTTATTAGCGGCTTGATTTATTTGAGCTGCCTTATAGTAACTGTATGAAGATGAAGCGGCACTTGAGCCAATCTCAGCAATAGATTCCATTGCAACAGCGTCCCAATCTGAAACCTTGCCTTCTGAAACTAATTGAGCAGTTGCTTCTCCAACAGAACCACTGACAGCTTCTGTGCCTGTAATTGCTGCAGCTGTAACTTTTTTAGCACCAGCTTCGGTCAATTCTTTGCCGTATTTAACAGCCATTTTCTCAGCTGCCTTAACTGCACCGACTCCTGCTTTAGATGCAAGACCAGCTGTCATAAAGTCAATAGCTCCAATAGTAAGACCGCGCTCAAGACCTTTTTGCTTAGCAGCCTCCATTAAATCTTTATCAGCCCAAGCTTTAGATAATTCCTTTGGATTAGTTAGGTCGTAACCTTTCTCCTCCATTGCTTCTATTACGGAACCTCCAAATTCGTTAGCATAACTTGCTGCTGATTGATATCCAGCAACTGCTCCTAGAGGAGCGGTGAACTCTGCAAAGATGTTTCCAATAGCAGCTCCTGTTGCAGCACCAGGTAAAATGCCCGCTGCACCTGATTTATAAGCACCAACACTTGATGCCAAGGAATTGACAATAGTTCCTGCAACTGTTTTAGTAGCAGATGTAATTGGGTCATCTTGTGAATCTAATCGTCTTTGTACAGACGAAGGCAATGATACGCTATTAATATCTTTTCTTAGAGAAGCAATTCTATCAAAGTCTGGTTTACTACCAATCGCATTTGAAGTCGTTATCTCATCTCTTATAGCACCATTAAGTACCCCTTTATAAATTTCATTCTTAAAGAATACAGGAACGTCAACAATGTCTGCTGCGAATTCACCTATCTTGCCATATTTCTTACCCCAGTCAGCGTAGCTAAGACCAAATAGTTGTCTTGGATTACCTCCCTCAGAACTCCCAGCCGTAGAACTTGTCTCGCCAGATAATCCCGTATCTTCTTTTTTTTTTAATGAGTCTAAACCAAATGAATCAAGTGCATCTACTTTTCCATTACTAAAAATGCCATATTCGCCATCTTCGCTTTTAACTACTTTAGCTCCAGCGGGGATTTCAATAACATTTTTAGATACAGAATCGTAGATTCCATAAGAACCATCTTCACTTTTTACTAGTCTTCTTTTTCCCATTATGTTATTTTTTTACTCGTTAACCTCTGACCACTTTTTACCTCCAACTACAATAGTCCCTAACCCTTGAGGTTGTGTTGATGCAGCTGGTTTAGGCGCACTTTTTGCCTTTGGAGCATTAATGTAATTAATCAAATCATCCGCTGTTTTAGGTGCTCTATTAGCCCCAAATCCAGACAATAATTCATCTGTAGTTTTTGGTCTTGGCAATGAATTAAATAAAGTATATCCAGCTGTAATATTCGCTTGCTTGTCTGCCCCCATATTGTTTACAGCCATTTTAAAACTAGCTAAAGTATTATTATCAGCAGGGAATAATTGAACTCCTCCTGTAGGAACAAATACATTAGTCATAGCATCTGTCTTACCAGGAATGCCTTCTACCATTAATTTCCCATCAGGACTCCACTTAAATTTGCTTGCTTTAATGTAAGATGTTTGACCTTTCGCTGTTTTAACAGGAACAGTTACTTCATCTCCAAAATAGAATCCATCATTGGTAATTCCAAAGTCAGATAAACTTTTGCTTCCAATTTGTTCTCCTTTTGCTTTTTTCATCAATGCCAAATCCTTTTGAATAGCAACATTAGTCGCTTTAATAGCTGTCAATGTTTTTAATCTATCAAGGTTATATTCCTCTTGCATTGTATTTACTTTGAACTCAGCCGCTTCGGCTTGTGCTGCTTCAGTTCTTAATTTTTCAGCAGATGCAATTTGCTGTGGTTTAGCTATCATTGGAACTTTAGTAGTATAAAATTCCACTAATTGCTTGTCAGTTAAATTTTCGCCTGCAAATCCTGATTGACGGCGCATTGCTGCAAGCACGTCTGGATTAGTTGCCTTAAGTTGAGCAACAGTTCTATCTGCATAGTCAATAGTAGAAGTTGTGCCGTCAGCATTTTGAATAGTAACTGGAGCTGGAGGTATAAGTTTACCGCTTGCATCTGCATCCCATCCAACTGGCAATTCTCCTTGAACCCGAATTAAATTACCTTTAGCATCTTTAACTTCCTTAAATAATGGCTGGTAAGGATTTGCTCCCACAAAAGATTTAGTAAACATCTTAGTAGCGTCTAAACTCTTAGCATATGTATCTGCTAAAGCTGCCTGCAAATCACGAGGATTCTTAATCAAGTTCTCATCAGACATTTTAGCTGATAAATCCTTATAGAATCCTTCAAAGCTAGTTAAGTTTTCTTTGTTTGCTAATCCTATTTGAAGCATTCTTTCATACTCCTTAGCCCCTAAGTCATAACCTGTCTTAAGGTCTTTAATATCAGATACTGCTTGTCTAATTTCACCTAGTTTGCTATAGTCTAATTTGCCATTAGCAAGTATTGCTTGGCTTGCATTACCTAATAGAGTATTAGCCTTTGAAGTAATACTTTTTTGCCCATACATATTTAAGTCCTTCTTAAGAGCCTCTATATTTGCGAAAGTATTCTCAGCAAGGTCGTAGTCTCTTTTCTGTTGCTGAATTACTTGCGCAAAAATGTTTCCCATTGCAGAGCCTGCCTCTTGGAAGTCTTGCCTAATACTTTCTGCTGGGTTATAAACGAATCCTGCCATAATTAACGAGGTTGCGGTAAATTACCAAAAATATTAAATGGTTCATATGTTGGCATCATTGGGCTAGGAGCCGAATATGGACTAGCTGTTGATGAAGGAATTCTCGAACCAAGTTGTGATGCTTGAGGAGATAAAAATGCCCCTAATCCTTGAAGTGGGGTAGATGCTGCTGCTGTAGCTCCTCCACCGCCGAATTGTCTTAATGCAGCTGAAGCTCCTGGCATATTTAATTGCTTTAAAGCACTCATTTGAGCAGCTTGATTCTGCATTCCCATTATTCCTCCACCAATTCCAGATGCTAATTTTCCAATACCTGAATAAATTGCTCCTCTAGCTTCTTCTAGTGCAGCTGCTTTAGCTTGCTCTCCCTCAAATAAGCTTTGATTAAGATTCATTTGCCCTTCAAGTTTATTCTGAGTGACACCCATAATACCTGCTTGCTTAGCTGCTAAAGATTGAAACTCTAATCCTCTTTCTCTTGCAGATGCCGCAGCGGTTTGACCTAACGCAGCAAATTGCTGCTGTTGTGCTATATTCTGCGCTGCCATTTGCTCTTGAGCAGAACGAGCACTAATAGCATTTTGAGCAGCATTTTCTCCTTGTTGTGATAACAAAGCAGCAGTCATAATATCAGTTCCACTACCTGCTCCTCTTGTTGCAGCAGCTAATACATTAGCAGATGTTTGTGCAGCTTGGTCTCTAGCAATTTGTTCTCCAGCTCCACGAGACATACCAGATGCCATACGTTTAGCTAAATCAGCTTGTTGTTCTATTTTCTGAAAACGAGAAATATCCCCTTGGTATGTTGGAGCGCTTTTTGCTTGAGATAGCAAATCTCCGTAGCCTGCTTCGAAAGCACTTCTTTGTTGTCCAGCATAAACACCTTGATTAGCTAATTGTCTTTTTGCTTCATTTTTTTTACCAACGGCTCCAATGATATTGGCAACTCCGCCTACTGCTCCTAAAATTAATGGTAATGCCATTTTATTGTATTGTTATGAGTGTCCTGATACTGCTTGTACTTCTATGTCTAAGGAGTTCAATCTCATATTCTGAGTTTTATCCTTTAAAGATACAACAAAATTATTTAGATAGCCAATTATGTAGTTACCTGATATTAATCCACCTGTCGATGAGCTATCTCTTAAGATATGCGCATACAATCTATTATCTTCTGCAATGAAGTTTGTTTCGTTTATTGCGCTTGCTTGACCATTCTCATTAGATATAGCAATTGACAATAAAGATGCTTTAACTCCGTTATCTTGAGAGTAGTCCATAACGTTCATATCGTGCGTTACAGACACGTTTAGAGGCATAATAGGCAATCCGCTGTTTAATGTAAAAGTAATCGTAGAATCAACAGCTGCTGCGCCTAAAAATGCGTTATATCCTGACTGAAGAGAAAGGTAAGCAACACCGTTTTTAATAATCAACATCTTGTCTCCGTAACTTTCAGCGTAATCTGCTTTGAAAGAATATTCTGATATCCATCTTTTTAATGTATCTGAGTATCCAATGGATGTTGTGTCTGAACCAATAGATACAAAGCACATATTATAGAATGGGTCAAAAGCAAACTTGGCGTTACCTGACTTAGTTAAGAAGTATGAGCGCATATAAACATCGCTTACAAGCTCAATTCCTTGTTCATTATATTTAATGACTTTCTTGTTATAGTTATCCCACCACCAAACATTTCCTTTATAATTAAATACGGATTGTTTTTCTTGTAATCCGTAATTAAATCCAAGGTTACGGATTGTGCCTATTATATTAGATGAAATAGATAATATACTCTGATTATTACTCTGTGTTAATTCTTGCTCTCCTAGCAGCACATATGCTGCCTCATTTTGACATAACGCAAGTAACATATTACCGCTACCTTGTAAACGGGAAACTCTTTGCAATGATGTAATCTCGCCATTTTCTACAGGAACGTCATCGCTATCTAAAGCAAAGAATGAGCTAAGGTTATTAATCTTAGTCCCTGCTACATAATTACCTCCGTAACGGATGGTGTTCTTGCGTCCTGTTGGATTAAGATTCTTAGATACAAGCACAGTTGGCTTACCTGCTGAAGTATTCCAGAAAGGATTAGCAGTAGCTGTCGACGATGCGCGTAAGACTAGCTTACTAGTAGTTCCTGATACGATTGAGTTAGCGTTATAAGTAGTTAATACAACAGGTTTAATTCTGTCTCCATTAAGAGTCGTAATTATTCCGTTAGATACAGCTGTCTGCTTTGCTATGTTTATTAATGCAGCTTGAACATCTCCAGATGCTGTTAGCGTAAGCTTTAATTGAACATAAAACTTATCGTTAGCTGAAATATCAGCATAAGAACTTAATAGCAAATCTTGAGTTGCCGTTATATCTAAAACAGTGCCACCTCCTGGTGTATTAGATGTTAGCGTTCTTGTATCAATTACATATTCAGTTCCATAAGCTACCGCACTTCCATAAACGTTAGTTGTGTTGTTATATGGAACTCTATAAATCTGCGACTTTAACGCCCAGGTCATACTTCCTGATGGACTAGGAGGAATAGAGCTTAATACAAAAGTCTGGGTTGCTTTAACGTAATAATTAATTGTCAGCTTATTAGTTGATTCTTGGTCTGCAGCATCATAATATCCTGATATTCTTAACTCAGGACCAGTTGAACTAGATGCTCCTGATGAATCAATAAATACTGCCTCATCTGCATTAGCTCCAAATGTTGTATAAACAGGAATTAATAATACGTCTGTTGCGGTACCTGCGCCAGATAATGAAGACTGCATTGTTTCTGTTAACGCAGTATTTGCAACTGTAACAGCATCATTAGCATAAACTGCTGGACTTGATTTAGACGTATTATAAATAAATGGAGCTGATGAATATACAGGTAAGTCAATCTTAGAGAATACCATATCCCCTAATAGTTTGTTTGTATTTAAAGTTCCTGCACCAGAAATATCTTTATTAGTAGAAGCAGACCAAGATGTAATATCCATTAAATTCCCATATTCGTAGAATAATAATGATTCATCTTCTGGAACCTGCTTAGGTGTATAAATCTCAAAGTATAAATTCTTAGCATTTGGCACAATAGAGTTAACCATTGTACCCTTGTCGTATTTGCAGTATAAGAAGTTATCGCTTTGGCTATCTATCTTAAAATCAAATAATCCATTAGGTGTATTGATAGCAATTCTATCGTCTGCTGAGAAATTATATATATAACCAGCTCTAAACATTCCCATTAAATCAACTACTAAAAACTTAACGTTTTTTAGTTGGTCAGATGTAATAGATTGAGAAATAGTCGTAATCTCTGTAATAGCCTTTGTAGTAGCATCTGTTGTAAAAGAATTCAACTCAAAGAATATATTGCTTGCAAATCCTTCATAGATATATGACTTAGATATATTCTTAGTATATACTAATTGTGCATACTTTGCCCAGCTAGGTTTTACCCAGCCCGCATTCAATCCAACCCTAACTGTAGGTAAGATTGGGTAAGCAAATTTTCCTGTCTTAAACTTAACATACTTTTCAACTCCACGCGTCTTCATAGCTTCGTCATAGTAAGCTAATCCGATACCATATGTTGAATCATTAGCAAATGGCTTGTAATATGCAGTAGAAGTAGATTCTCTGCTACTAATGCCTGCCTCAGCTAAATTGCTAGAAGTTAAATATGTACCGTAAGTTCCTGATGTTGTAGAAGGTTGATAATCACTTCCTGATAATTCAGAAATAGTAAAATCTAAATTAGCCGAAGAAACATCATAATCATCAACAATATTGGCTAAGAAAACTCTATTCTTAGCTACTTCAATGTGTTTAGCACTTATGGGCACTGCGTCAAATGGCTTAGCCGTAGTTACTGTATCTAAACTTTCATATATCTGTCCTGTCCAGCTTAATCCTGTGTCAGTACCAATCTTAGCTGTATCAATGCGTCTCCAAATACCAGCATTGCCTATTCTGGCGTATAACTCAAAGTATTCTGCATTAGCAGGTGCTCCTGTAAATGAATAAGTAAAAGTATAGCTACTAACTCCGTCAGCACCTTTGTACATTTGAGAGTATGAACCTAAAGCGGAATACTCTCCTGAACGATATTGATATCTACTTGCAAATTGAAAATCTCTATTCTCTAAGAACTCTAATCCTGAATCAGCTGCACCTTGATTCTTCTCTACAGTAAATACATTGTTAGGAGTTCGCTTAGCTAATTTTAAATCTTCTATAGCAGGAGTTACCGCAGTAGACCATCCATCTAAAGAAAACAATAAAGGAGTTCCTGTTGCGTGATAATTCCAAACAATATTACTATCTAATACTTTTAAGTCAGGAGCAAAGTCTGTAGATACACTATGAGTGTAACTAAGAATAAGGGCTTTAGAATCTAATGTTGTAGGTATTCTATAAATATATGCTGTAGTTGAATCTTTTGTCAACACATATATTTGATTATCAGCTGCTTGAAAAGTTACTTTAACAGTATGAGTTGAAAAGTTAATTCCAGCCGTAGTAATCGACTCAAGCATCTTAATTGCTCCAGCTCCTCCTGTTTTACCTGAATCAAAGATTATATTAGTTGCTGCCGTGTAATCGCCTTCAGGCAATAAATTCGGGTCAACATCTTTATTTAATCCGCCTGTAGCTTTTAAAGATACTTTAGCCATTATGTTAATTAGTTTTTAAGTGCGCCATTGATACCATTTCTAATGAGTGCAATTATTTCTGCGTAATCCATTGCATTCATTCTAGCTCTAAAAATTCTACGAGCGTTAAGGTAATCTTGTTGCGCTAATTGATACTCTCCTAATCTTGCTTTCTCGGCTTTTGCTGCCATCATTACAATGTACTTACTTATTACGTCATTAGCGTATGGCGTTACAACGTTAGCTGTAGAGCGAGAAACTCCTGTAGTAATGTAAGTTAATGTAACTTCAATCAAGTCCATTGTGTTGCTGAACACTAGTTCCGAATTAACAGTGTCAATATCGTAGGTCATTAAAGGATTTCTTTGACGACCATAGAAGCGACCAATTAACTCACCTCTGGAGTTCATAGTCGCACCACCGCTAATTAAGTTATAATTAAATTCAGCATCGTAATTAACTGATTGCTCTGCAGGATAAGGAATCTTATTGCCTTCCGAATCACGATTATATAGTTTATTTAAGTTATGAACTCGCTCTAATGGAAGAAGTTTCTCACCGTACTTTCCAGATACAGCCACAACATCAACAAAGTCAGCAGGAAGAATGGCGCGACGATAGTCAGTAACACTAAGAACAACAGTCTTAACGTTGCCCATATCAAAGTCCATAGAGAGTTCATCTAAGCATCGCAGTCCGTGGTGTAAATATCTAGTATAATAATGCAAAGGTAAGCCGCTATCTAATAGCGTATCTCTTACAATAACATCTAAACTCTTAGTCTTCATTATTATTGTTGTTTACTAGCAAGTTCTGCTTGTGATACTCGCCCGTTACTAATTGTCTGCAAAACATCGTCAATAATCGCAGATTCTACTTCTGGAGAAATAGGTAAAACATCATTATCTCCAATTTGACTAAAGTCCATAACTAATAAATTAACTACAACAGACGTAACGGTTCCGTTAGCTGTTAGCGTAATATTTTTAGTAAAGTAAACTCTTTTACCTTGTAAGTAATATCCAATCTTACCTTCTAAATAACTCAAATTAGCTCCTTGGAAGACAAGAACATCTTGAGCAGGAATAGGTATATAAGGAGTCATTGCTCCAGTAGCTGCTGCAATAGACCAAATGCCCATATCCATAGGCAATGTTAATGGAATTGCAGGCAATGTTATATAAGAACGATTATTCCCTGTATCAGCTGTTACAGCACAAGTGTACTCAAGTAAGTTGCACTTAGGGACATCTACTAAACCTGCCTTAAATGAATCTGCTACCTGTAGTTTAAGAACCTTATTGATGCTTTGATTCATAAGAAGATTAATCTCTCTTGTATCAATTACATCTGACAAGTTCTCTTTATCTATAAAACGAGCATATATTCTTTGAATTTGCTCGGATAATATATTTTTCGTGGTCATAATTATTGTTGGTCAGAGCGTTGGTTGTTATCTCTCATTGCTTCAGTAGACGCTACATCTCCATCTCTAAGTGAAACCCCTAGATACATTAATGCTCTAGTCATAATATCTGTAAAGTATCTGTCGTCTATATCAATATCTACGCTTCCAGTTGGATTATAAGTAATGTTTCCTGAGCTAGTCGTAAATGCGAAAACAGCCTTTGCGGGCTTTCTCATATATACTAATGTGTAATCATAAGTAACACCACTTGCAGGCACAGGGGCAAATTGAATCTTTGGTACATTAACAGATGATTCTTCTGCTACATAAATAGTTGCAGCAGGCTCATCTGTTGTAGGAAACAATATCTTACTATTTTGAACCTCTAAGAATTCATCCCAATTAAAGATACTGCCTTCTTTTGCACTTCCACTTATAGTCAAATAAATAGTCAATGCCTCTACATAATCTGTAGTAGACAAGTTTTGGGTTGCTGTAGACGAAGTTACAGAGAAAGACTTCCTCTTAATTAGTAAATGGTCAAAAGGAAATTTGCCTGATTTCTTATACTTATATACAGTAGAATTTATCCAGTCAGATACACTACGATTAATCGCAATATCAATATCCCCTGGACTAACAAAACCGCTTTTATTCTTTTTTATAATGGAGCGGACAAAATCGTGCGCATCTTTAATAAGTATTGGCATTATCCTATAATGTTATATTTATCCAAAGTTATGAAATTTTATCTATAAAAGACAATGCCCTGGCTCATAGAACCAAGGCATTAGATAAACAACCTATATGAAAAAATTCTACTACTTTCTTAATCTTGTAACAATCTCACTTAAAGCATCCAATACATTGGTTTCTAGTGCTAATTTTGATTCAACTGGAATTGTTTCAATACCATCTAGGATGTCTAAAAGAGTTTTAATTTTAGAATCTTGTATCCCAAGATACTTAATATGTTCCATCTCAATCTCGTTGATGGCATCTGAGGGAATCATAAATTGAATCATATCTTTTTGTTTGGTTGAGTAAAGATACTTATAAATTTATTTTAGTCCCAATCATACCTAAATAACTTTGCGGAATAATTGGGTTAGTATTAAATCCCGTTTTTAAAGCAAAATTAAACTTAAAGCGTTTAGTAAGTGCTATATCAAAGGATGCACCTGTAAGAATCCCTATATCATCTGATGTGACAAACTTCTGTTGTGCGGTCAAGTATCCAGTAGAGCTACCTGATAAATAAATATCTGGCGAAATAGTAAGTCTTTTGCTAACCTTAACAGGGACAGTATAGAATAGCATTATGTTATTACTGATGTTAAAGCCCGCATCTGCACCAGCAACACTAAGCGTATAGTTGGCTCCTGAGACACCGTATTTCCCCAAAGGTTGAATATGTGCAGCGGTAACAAATCCAAGCGTTGTACCGCCTAAATAAACGCCTGTGACGCCAAAGTTGGAGATAGATTGTAGCTTGCCTGAATTAAAGTTCATTAATGTGTATCTGCCTGACAAAGCAAACTGGTCAAACGTAGACCATATCATAGAAGATATACCCCACGAAGAGTTTCCCATTAGAGAACTTTGACTCATTCCTACGCTTGCGATAATAGAAACGATATCACTTGCTGGAGCGACTGTAAAGTCCGAGCTATATATAATCGGATTCGCCACAGCGTTCGATTTCTTGGACTCGCTTTTCTTTTCTGATTTAGATTCTTTCTTGCTTTCACTTTTCGATTCGGATTTAGATTCAGACTTTTCTTCGCTTTTAGACTCGCTCTTAGACTCTGACTTTGTTTCTGACTTAGACTCTGTTTTAGGAGAGCTACTCTCGCCTTGAGATGAACTACTTGAACTGCTTTGTGATGAAGAGGTTGGCGCTGGGGCTGGTGTTGATGTTACTGCGCCACTTGCTGCAGAAGATGCTGCTCCTGATGCGGCTGAGGAGGCAGCTGATGTTGCCGCAGATGTTGCTGCTGAAGTAGCTGCTGCTGTTGCAGTTGCTGTTGCTGCAGATGTAGCTTGTGCAACCGCTTGTTGAACAGCATTTGTAACTGTTTGTTGTACAGCAACGGTAGCTTGCGGACAAGGAAAGTTAATTGTCAATTCATTAATCCACGCCTGTAGCGCTCCTGTGGTAATATCGTTTGCCGTTACTACTCTGTACTGTCCTCTATAAACTACTGTTGTCCTACCGTTAGCAAGTGGCACCGCTACGGTTGTTACTTTTCCGCTACAAGGGTCTATGAAGACTTGTGTTAGTACTTGAGAATACGCGCAAATTTGTACTGTAAGTATAAGTATAAGCGCGTAAATAAACCGCATAGTTAAGTATCTTTATTGTCTCCCACTCTAATAAATGTATATCCACCAGCAGATTTTCTGCAAGTTTTACCAAGTACTATTGCGTTTATTGATTGATGACAAACATTTAATTCTTTCCCTGCTTTTTTTGTAGAAATAAATGTGCCTATTAATTCTTTTGTTTTTTTATCATATGCATTAATATAGCCTTTCCAACTAGGGTTATTTATTCCTGACATCCTTACCGATTGCTCAGGGCATTTTTTCCCAAACATACCATTCTTTTCTCCAGTTAGCAAACCTTTCATAGAACTGCTTTGCTTAGGTCTTTTTCTCCCAATACTGTTAGCTATTCGCTTTTCTATCATTTCTTTTGGCTGTTTCTTCCCAGTCCAAAATCCTATTATTCCGTGTGTGCCATCTCCGCCATCTGTCATATTAGATAAACACCCATTCTTTAAATCTATCCTACCATATTTGGATATTAATTCAACTTCAATTATCAAAGCCTCCTCCCAAGATATATTATCATATATTATCTCTACTCTGTATGACGTTTTATTGGCTATCTTTTTCCAAATAGCATTTCTATTTTTAGAATATGGTCGAATATTATTATTAGATATACCAATATAGAATACCTCTTCTTTGTCTTCTCTAATATGCTGATAAACTAATGCCATCTTTTATGTTTTCCCAAATATACATAAAAGTGTTTACTCATGCTATTATTGCAACATTATTTTTTATAGATACCTTTCTTAATCATTCTAACTAAGATTCTAGCGCAAGCAATATCTAAGGCTTTCTTTGTGGACGTACCAATAGTAGATTGATTAAACTTAACTTCACTAAGATTAGCATCATTAAGTAATGACGCTTCTTTAGTTGTCTTTGCATCTCCTAATCCTGATGCAGCAAAAATTTCACCAGTCTCAGAATCTGTAAATCTCACTTGTAAGCCTAGTCGAGTTACGACAGTCTGCTTTACTCCATCTTTAAACGATATAGATTCATCTTCACTAATAGAGAAGTCGTAGCACTCAATCGTCACGAAGTATTTGGCTAACTTAATTTTACCTCTTCCGTCTAGTTTGTTTTCAGAGATGCCAGCCTGAGAAGCCTGAAATTGCTTAACCATTCTCTGCTTTATCTCTCCCTTATCTTCAGTGAACGTAAAACGGTTAAGGTTCTCTAAGTATTCCATTGATATATTAGCTACACCAAGTCCAACTTTCTTCTCCTTTAGTTCTGGGTACTGCTCATATATTTCGTCGCTTATGCCGCATTTAAGGATTTGTATCGGTATAGTCGGACCTTCATAGTCCATTAATGAATCGATATTAATCTTCTTCTCGAATGATGCTGTGTAAGCTTCTGTCTTAACAGAGGCTACTTGAGCAGTTGCTCCAAATGAAGCTAGTAATAGAATTAATATCTTCTTCATAACGTTAATTATGTTTTACAAAATTTACAAATATGTAAATTGTAGCTTTCCTTATTATCAAAACTTGTCAAAAACTACAAGTTTCGTCAATAGTGTATATTAGTAATGCAAACCATCGGTTTGGATAATTATCATTTACCCGCCAATATTGGTTTGGATTTTTACCACTTAGGTTCTTCTTGTAATGCTTCTTTTTCAGTTTTCTTCTTGGGTGCCGCTGGTTTTTCTACAACCCGCTCAACAACTCTTGTGCCGCCTGCACTCGCAGCTTGCTTTTGTTGTTGCGTATTATTAGTTGTAATGTTAATTACGGGAGCTGGAGCTGTTACTGCCGCTGGTGCAGCTACTGCTTCTTCTTCGCCTGTTAATTGTTTTGTCACATAACCGCCTATACCTAGTGCGATTGTACTTGCTAGTCCGATAAGAATGCTCTTTAACGAACCTCCTGAGTTTTCTGATTCTTCTGCCATTTTAATTAATTATTAAAGGTTTTTTAATTGTTACACCCGATACATCAGTTAATGTAAGGTCATATAACCCACGGGAGATTGTATCCAACTGGATACTTTTTATTGTAGCTACAGACGATGCTGTAAAGCCAACTGTTTTAAGTGGTTCGGTAGACCCAAACTTATATACCTGAATAGAGTATTTAGCTCCTACTACCGTATTTGCTACAATAGTTGCTTGCTTACCATCTACAACCAGACTAGTAATATCTGTTAGTTGTGGAATCGAACCAAGGCTCGTTTCCTTTTCTAACACTTCAATATCTTGGCAAGCTGCCAGCATCACTATCAACAAAAATGCTATCGTCTTCTTCATGTTAACTTAAAAGTTATTTATTCCTGTTAATTTTATAACCTCTAGGTTTAATTTAATACCTAGCTGATATCCTGTCTTAGATGCCGCATCCATATTAGGAGACACGCGAATAAAAGTATTTATGTCAGCTCCGTTGCCTATAGTCTCGAACTTTAACTTGAACGGAGTAAATTCTCCTGTCACAGGGTTCTTTATGTCTTTGTCTATAGCACCAATTCTTACTTTGCCGTCTTTATTCTGTACAAAAGTGTACCAAGTGTTAGGCAGTTCGTTTAACAGTGCTACAAATTTAACTTTTGTTGGGTCATAAATGAACTCAAATTGTAGTGCTGCAACATTACTTGCTCCTGTATTTACTTTAACAGGTATCTCAAAACTATTAGTTGTTACAGTTTTACCAAAAATTGTAACATCAATAGATGGAATAAATTGAGGCGTGTTAATTAAAAGATGGGCTTTCTGTGTCATATCTAGGTTTTTCTTTAAACTAGGCACTGCATTAGTAGCAATAGCATTATTGATAACAACCTGCGAGCTATGACTTCTATTGATATCTCCTGGAATTAAGAATCTAAGCTTTAAGGGAAGATTTTTGCCAATCTCAGCTGTCTTAAAGCGTACATAATTTTTATCTACATCTTTCCAATTTGCTGCTGTCATCTTGTTAAACGTAGAGTCTGTAAATGTAGGCACACTCATATACATATCTGTACCAGCGGCATAGTTAGCTGGAAGCGTAACTAAGTTTTCTACACCAGTTACTTGTGCATATAATCGAACTAAATCTCCTCCGTCAAATTTATCGTTATAATTTACGTCTGCAGCATAATATCCTGCGCCTGTGATAATGTTCTGATTCTTAAACGTTCCGTCTAGGTTCTGTGTAACAAACTCAGCCTGCGCAGTTGTGTAGTCAGAGACAGATACTGCAGAATTAGATAGCTCCTTAATACTATCCATATTAAATAGCGTCCTAACGTGATAAACGGTATTAGGTTGGAATCTAGTCTGGTCTACAGGAATTGTACCATCAGACAATGCATCTACTAGGTAAGTTGTATTAGCAACTGAGTCTGTAAAGGCAATTCTAGTTAGTGACTGAGCGTCCGTATTTGCGTTGTAATCAATGCTTGCTGTAACATACTTAGTAGCAGTTGGGTCTAGCATAATAACGCTTGTAAGAGGCGTTGTCATTAATGTAGCTCCAGATGTTCCATTCTGATTAAACGCTGCTGCAAAGTTCATTGCAATCGGATTCCAAGCGTATCCAGGAGCATCTGTTTTTAATTTAAACTTAAGGACAAGTAGTCTATCCTTTCCTAAGCCACCTGATGCAATAGACCAGTTAAGATACACACGAAGAATTGACTTTGAGCCTCCTTGAGTATAATTATATTGAGCATTAATATAATTAGTGTTACCGTTATCTGTAGTGTTCTGGTTTGTTTTATTGTAGCTATACCCAGTATAATCTTGATGACTCATTGATATTTGAGAACCGTAAGGTATAATACCTCCGTTACCCATAGTTCCTGTATGGTTAACGCTTATAAATTGAAATGCCGTGTTCTGATACTCAAAGTCAAAGTATAGCGCGCGAGTAGAGGTGTTGCTATTCCCGTCTGCCATCACAGTTACAAGGAACTCGTCGCCTTTGTTGATTACAGCACCGTTAACGTTAGTGTTAGTGTTTGCATTTTGCAAACTTAATTTAACTGTTTGAGCAGATGTGCTGTAGGTAAGCAGCAGAATTGCTGCAAGGATAAAGCATAGTTTTTTCATTATAATAGCTTAGTGATTAAGGTGTTACAAGATTTCTTTAATGCAGAACTCAAGTTGGTTTGATTAAACTTACCACCCTCGTCAATTAACAATGCAGACATTGAAACTTCTGCTGCTTGCTCCTCTACGATAACGGTCTTCTTAACCTTGCCATCCTGTATTAATCTTCCTCTCATTCTAATAACTACAGCTTCCTTATTGTTGTGGAATACTGATAGGTTAGATTGAGTTTTCAATACGTCTAAATAAAGAATCTCTACCTTAATCTGAGTTGGTGCGCTATCGGAAACATCGTGTCCTGCTTCTTGCAAGAACTCCTCTAACATATTCTTAACACCAAACTCTAAGTTTCTATTGCCAGCAAGAGCGCCAATCTGTACATTATTCTGTACAGATGCTACAGTTATTTCTGTGGGCTTCATAAACCAAAATAACAATATGCTAAGCAATAGTCTCATAATTATCCTTGCCCACGCGAGGGTTTAGATGGGCTTTCTTTTGGACCATTTGTCTTCTTGTGCTTGCCGTTGCGACGTACACCAAATACAACCTTTCTATTCTCCGATGATGGTTTTTGCTTTGCCATTATGCTAGTAAATGATAAAACTCGTTAAAATGCTTTTGGCGGTCAGCTAAACCAATAGTTCCACCGTTTACACGCTTAGTTACAGAAGTAACAGTTGCCATATCAGCACCCCTATCACAGATAGCCCATAAACCATTCTTCTTAAAGAAAAATGCTGCGGAGGCTAGTGCATATTTAGTTGCTACTAAGTCTGGATTAGCCGTAATATCTTCAGGAACCGTAGCATCAAATGCTTTGTAGTTTTCTTTTCCTGTCAATTGGATATAACCTCTTCCGCGGTATTTCCATCCCTCACCAGATGCTTCGTTTCCATTACCCATACGATTAGCATAAACCTTGTTGGCAATCTTCTCTGGCTTGCGTTCGTATTGCATTGCAACAGTTACGCTAGGGAAATACTTACGGAAGATTCCGCATAATCCTTTAGCTGAGTAGTTAAGGTTTTCCTGTGTAGCTCTAAAGCCACCTGACTCATGCCCACATTGAGAAAGAAAGTGTGCTAATCTTAATGGAGTTGTAATTCCAAAACGAGCAGCCGTATCAGGTATTGCGTCAATAACAGCTTGAGGAACGTGTCCTTTAAGAGCATCTAGCTTAAATCCTTGTGCTACAGGTGCCACAGTTGGAGCAGGAGCTACGATTGGAGCTGGAGCAGGGGTTTCTACTACTGGAGCAAACATCTTCGCCCATGTCGCATCTCCTACAATCCCATCTGGCGTCAAACCGTGGGCAGACTGCCAACCTTTAACAGCTGCCTCTGTCTTAGGACCAAACTTGCCAATAGGGTCTACGCCAAGCTTAACTTGTAGCTTAGTGACGTCCTCCCCAAATGAACCTAGTCTTAATAGCATATTACTTCTTTTTCTTAGCGTAGTATTTTTTCTTTGGTTTTGTTGCTACGATTCTTTCTGCAATTTCAATAGCCGCTTTCTCAAACTCTTCGTTATCAACTGCCGCTTCTTTAATTTCTTCTACGATTTTGTCGATAGCTTTCTTCTTCTCAGGGAAAAAGAATGCTTTAATACATCTGATTAAATACATTTTATTTTAGTTTATAGTAATAACCAACGCCGTACATAACTTTACCGTCTAAATCAACGGACGCTTTAACGTTATACAGCTGGTCTTTTTTTGTTTTAAATATCATTCCTGCCTCAGCACCCCTTATACCAATAGTGTTGTTAATGACAATACCTCCTCCAACAAATAGGTTACGGGTAGGTGGTGCATACTTAGTAATAGTTTTAGTTTCTTTAACAACTGGTATATCAAAATTATCACGCGTTCTTCTATATGCTATCTTGTTTTCTTTTACTGAGTCTAGTAACGCAATGTATCCATATGTGCCTACGCGAATAGTATCGTGGTAGACCATCTTATTTAGATAGAGTTGTAATAACGCCACATACTGTTGCTTTAATTTAGCATAGTTCGTGTCAGGTAACATCTCTGGTTTAGACGCAACCTCCACAATAACCTCGTAAGGTACAGGAACCTTTCTAACTATTAATGAATCGTATTTCTGCCAAGCTGTATCGTGTACAACTAGTGTATCATTAGGACGAGCTTCTCCTGCTTCCATATGCTTTGTGTAAGCATAGAAGATAGCAATCATACAACACACAAATAGGGCTATATTAACCTTCATCTTCTGGAAGCGGAGCTAATCCGCCAGGTAAGTTCTTTTCGCGCTCAGCATCTGTCTTACGGTTTTGCACTTTCTCGTAAGATGAGATACCAAAACAACCAGCTGTTAATGCAGCGAATACTTCTAAGATGATTGGTTCAATAACGAACTGCTGACCAAAGTATCCTGTTGCAATATCTACTAATCCGTAGATAAAAAGAACTAAGAAAGATAAAAATCCTAGAACAGATTTTTCGTTGATGTCGTTGTCGTCAGAGAACAACTGTTTGATAAATGACATAATTTTTAGTGAGTTAGGTATATAAATGCTTGTTGTTTTCTACGAGTAAACTTTGTCGTCTTCGTCTGGCTTGATTGCCACTACTTGACGCATATCTACCTGAAGTGGTAGCTTAGAAGGAGGGGTTGGTAATCGTAATCCTGTTTTGTAGATTTCGCGCTCTAGGTTGTCTATCCTTGTCTTGTCTACATTTGATTGCACAATTAATTGTTTGATGTCCGCTTTCATTTCGCTGACGTCGTGCCAAATCATTATCGACATAATCGAAATTACTGTCGGGAATAAATAAGCTTTTAATTGCTCAATAGTATTGTCCATTCTTCTAAGATATCTATAACAAAGATAGTGGTCTTTTATACTACCGCAAAACCTTTTTGTAGGTAAACACTTCTTTATTAGGATTCTTAATAATACGATAAGACAAAAGGGCGACTGCTACTATGCAAATCGCCCCGTATATAATACTTGATAAGATAATATCCATTACTCTTCTTTAACTAATTTAAAGATTAAATTGTATCTACCCTCACTAGAAATCTCAGCTAAGTCTTCTAAAGGGATAGGGTTGTAATCAAATTCCTTCTCTTCAGCTAACAATGAATTTACTTCGCTTACGAAAGAGATATATTCCTTAGTAGGCTTTGTTCTATCTTCGTCATCAAAAGCAACAATAGAAATCGTTCCATTCTCACCTTCTGTTCCGTGTTTCTTAATTAACTCTTCTCTTAATGTGTCAATAGTTTTCTTCTCAGAAGCTAATTTATCAGACAACTTAGTCAACCAGTACTTGGTCTTTAAACTCATCTTTTCAGACAAAAGTCCTTTAAAAAGAACCTCCTGTGTCTGCTGGTTTACTATACCATTTAATTCTGCTTCTAAAGCTAATGCGTCGTTAAGACTTAACGTAATTTTTTCCATTTCTTTGTTTGGTTATTTTTGACAAATATAATAATTATTCAGGAATAGTTTCTTCTTCCGTTGTAGGTTCTTCTGAAGTTGTTTCTTCTTCAGTAGTTTCTTCTACTACAACTACTGGAACCCAAGGTAAAGCGTATGCCACAATTGGGGGTGTTAAAAAGTTTTGAATCTGAGCGTCTAAATTCGCCTCGATTGCTTCACAGTCTAAACCAGCCGTAAGCCAACCTTCTACCATTTCCTTAGTAACTTCTTCATAAGGTGTAAAGCTTGCTTCGTGTGGTGCGTCTACGGATAACGCCCCATAGGTGTCTGCTGTAAATACAGCAGCTCCGTCTACTTGATGAGTCTTTTGTGCTCTCCAGTGAATTGTAGAAATTACTTTTTCCATTCCATTTAAAGTAGGAATAGAGTCTAATTGGGATATTACGAAATTTATCATTGTATATTATTATTTATTTTAAAGTTTAAAATTAAGAAGGACAATTAGTTTGACCGCTAACTATCTGAATACTTCCATTATATCCTGAAGGTATATTAGTTTGTGGTCCTTGTGAATTACCATTATAATAGTAATATGTCGGAGTGCTACTTGGTAAAATATAACGCTGAGCATATCCTAGCGTTGGAGCAATTCTAGTCCAAGCATCTGCAGCTCCATTACAAGAAGTCAGCTGATAATAAGTATAAACTACAGCTTGTAATTGGCTTTTAACTACTAGCTCATTACTAGGAACTCCAGACAAAGGAGCTGATTGAATTTCTACATAGGATTGAATTAATCCAGCTGTAACACATCTACCCTCTGGAACTCCAGAAGGCGGGATATCTAATAACTTCAAAAATACTCCATTATCACAAGCATTTTTTAAGCTATCCCAGGATACCGTTTGATTAGAAAGTACTGAATTCCATTGCATAATTATAACAAGTTTAATTGTGCTTCTAGTTCTTCTACTCTTTTTTCAAGTCTAGCTATTTTCGCAGTGTGTACTTCGCGGTAAGAAAGACTTAATAATCCGTCCGCGCCTTTACTTACTGCGCTAGGTAATATGCCTTGTAAATCTTGAGCAAAATAACCTAGTTCCTCAACTCCATTCTTTAGGTATAGCTTTGCGGTTACGCTTTCAATTCCTTTAGTCTGGTAATTATCCTCGATTAAAGTCTTGATAGTCTTGTCCGAAGATTCAAAGAATGAACTGGCAGTCATTGAGCTACGGATAGTTAAAGCTCCATCACCATTTAATAAAAATCTACCGCCACCAATTCCTGGATAATCTACCGAGATGTTTCCAGTACCTCCAATTGATAAAGCATTTTGACCTGCGTCTGCCTCAATCCTTAATCCAGGTGAGCTAGTCGCCGCAACGACATATAATCTTGTTGCTCCTGGCGTAGTCGTTCCAATTCCTACATTTCCAGTTGAATAAGATATTCTTAAATTAGAAGTAGCAGTGCTATGGTTGTAAATTTCTAAATCTGTGTTTGTTCCAGTTGCTCCACTTCCTACATACCAATTATTAGCCCCAGCCGTTCTAAATCTTAATCCATTACTGCCAGAAGAAGAACCTCTGTCTATTGCTAAAGAAACTGACTGAGTTCCATTACCTACTATTACATCCCCCCCACTAGTAATCCGCATACGTTCGGTATCATTAGTAGTAAACCTCATAGCGGCAGTAGCATCAATAGCATCGATACTTGCCATATTACCTGTTCCGCTTAAATTTACTCCAAATCCACTTGGATTTCTAACTGCTAAAACACCTCCATTTGTATTTCCTGCAATTGTTAATGTATTGTATCCACTATAAGATACAGGCGAAGTCGTTCCGATTCCTACGTTGCCAGCGCTAGTTATTCTTAATCTCTCTGTATTGTTAGTTCCAAATCCTAAATCCTTCGCACCTCTAGCATTTATTCCAAAATTAGTAGCACCTCCACTTCCAAAAATCTGTTGAAGTGTACCAATGTCGGCAATAGTAGTACCATTTGTTCCCCAAGTCATATAACCACCATTTGCGTTTGTACTATTAAAAGACGCAATTTGACCTCCAGATTGAGTAATTGTTAAAAATGCAGCTTGTGCATTACCGCTAAACGTTGCACTTGTAGCCGCAATTGAACTCGAAAACGTAGCTGCGCCTGAAGAGAAAATAGTAGCTTTTGTCCCACTTGAATCTGCAAATCTTAAAAAGTGATTTGTTGTATTATTAGGGGCAGCATTAGGGAAAGATATTTCAACTCCATAAGGAGACGCTGCAGTATTTTGAATAATTAAAGCATTGTTATCTCCAAGGCTACTTAATATTCTCGAAGTACCATTTCCATTAAATCTACCAGTTCCTGTTACATCAAATTTAAATCCTGCATCAGCAGTATTCCCGATGATTACGTTTCCATTACTTAAAATAACTAATCTTGCAGTAATTGGTGAGCCTCCTGCAGCATTTGAGCTTTTAATCACAAAATCTCCTTCGATTTGGTCTTCTGTTGCAATAGCCCAATTTCTTCTTAATGTTGGATTAGAAGTTAAACTTGTTTTTAATAAAATCTCAGCACCTGCCCCCGTTCCTCCATCTGCAACAAATTGAGATTTTCCTCCGCTTGCTGTAACACTACTAGAAAATGTAGCTGCACCTGAAGCAGTAAATCTTATTATTTCACCACTAGCTGACCTAATTACTAAATCGTCGCTTGATATTGCTCTACCAAAATACATATCAGTAGCAGAAACACCTTGGAAATTTATTCCATTGTAATTATTTGTAGAGCCTCCCCATCCTAAATATAATCCTGTACCAGTACTTGGTGCAGAAGTTGAAGTAGCTCTTGCTGTCAATTGACCTGTAAAACTTGCAGTAGTCCCATTCAGAGCTCCAGTAAGTGTGCCTCCGCCTATTGGTAAATATAACCCAGCGTGATTACCCCACCCAAAAGCTGTATTCCAATTACTAGAGTTATCAGTTATCGAAGTACCCCAAGCAGAACCAGTAGAAGTTACAATACCAGCGCCTGGATAAGTAAAGGAAAGTCCAGTACTTACCGAGCCGTCCGCCATTAAATACTCAGAAGAAGTACCACTAGCTTTAATAAATGCATTTGCAGTAATAGTACTTTTTAAAAGTGTAGCTCCTAAGTGATTAACAGTAATAAGAGAAACCCCTCCCCTATCAACTCTGAAAGGAGTTCCAGTTGAACCAGAAGCAATGTTTACATACAATCCATTAGCACCTGCTGCCTCTGTAGTATTTGTGACAGATAAAACATAACCAGAGCTTAAGCTATTAGTTAGAGAGCCTCCCGTTAAAGGTAGGTAATTATCTAACGCACCAGTTGTGATAAATGTTCTTACGTCAACAGAACCATCTGCTTTTAAAAATCCAGCTGAAGAACCACTAGGTATTGCAAAAGAAGTAGCAGTTACACTACTAGAGAAAGTAGCACTTGTTCCACCTAAAGCGCCTGTAAGGGTACCTCCTGATAAAGTCAGGTATGTTTCATTAACGTAGCTTATAGTTGTACCTGAAATCTTAACAAATCCAGTACCAGAAGTAAATGCTGGTTGACCACCTAATCCCGCAATGGTATAATTAGGTATATTTAAAACATTAGATGCTAAAGTAGCAGCACCACTGTTCCCTGTTGTTGTAAGAGAACTAATACGAGCTGAATATGCCGCATTCCAATTAGCAGAATTATCATCTATTGAAGTAAGCCATCCGCCTCCACCAGATACCGCTATTCCAATGCCTGGATAATTAAATACTGCGCCAGTAGTTACAGAACCGTCAGCCATCAAGAACTGCTCTGAAGTTCCTCCCCTCTTAATAAATGAAGTAGCAATCATACTATTGCCAACACCCGCACTAATATTACCTGTTTCTTGTATTAATAATTTATAAGCTCCTGAAGTTTGATTTAAAATATAGAAATTACCTTCATCTATAAAAATCGTATAATCTGGATTGCTATCAGTATCTGTAAAATACAATCTTGGGTTAGTCCCGCTAATATATATATTATCAGTAAATACAGGATTTGTAAGGCTTGCTTTTCCATTAAATGTAATCCAATCAGCAGACGACAAAGCACCTCTATTAGTAGCAGATGCAGTAGGTAGATTAAAAGTATGTGTAGCTGTTGAACTTGATATGTTAAAATCAGTACCACTTGTGCCTGTTGCAAAATATTGTACTTGTGCAGTTAAGCCATTTAAAGCACTTAATCCTGAACTAAATGTAGTTACAACTTGACAAAGATGTCCATTCTCTGTATGTAATGTAATTGTCCTTCCTGCCGTATTTACATAAATACGAATTGCCAATCTATCTGTTAATGTTAATGTTGTTTGCGGAACCGCTAATGCACTAAAATAAGCCTCAATGTTTGCTCCATCATTAATCAATTTAGGTGTACCGCTATTTGATGCAATAAGAGTAAATGTAGTGCCATCATATTTGTACAACTCAATGTAAAAACTTGGACTACCTCCACCATTTGATGCCTGTAAATATGTTTCAAAATTCCAATTACCCGCAGGAATATTCAATAAAGCAGGGTCATTAGCATCAGTTAAAAATGATGCAATATATCCGTTTGAACTTCTTGAAAAATCTGTACCAGCACCTATAATTGGCACTTTATTCATTTCATAATAAGTAACTCCACCTATTGTACCTTGATTTATTGAACCATTTAAATAATAAGATACACCACCTCCACCACCACCACCACCTGCTGGCAAAACAGCTAAAGTACCATCACCTCTAATATATTGAGAAGCTAACCCTGTTGGATTATTAAATTTGGCATTTAAAGCATCTTGTAAATCTGTCTGATTAGATAATGTTCCTGTAATTCCTCCCCAAACAGTTCCAACAGTAGGAGATATTTCTACATATACACTTCCTGTCCAACGATAGATTTTATTAGTATCTAATGTAATATAAATCTTTCCAGTCTCACCTGTTGCAGGTAATGCTGCTACGTTAGCCGCTTCTAATACATCATCAACATAAGAAGGAAGCTGCGTAGAAGGAACTTTACCTGTACTATCTAATCCAGCATATCCATTATTAACTCCTTTGTTAGCAGCATTCTCAGGAGTAAATCCTAAAGCAGTAGTTATTTGACCAGAATTGATTCCTGTTAAATAAACAGATGTATCAAGTTCGTAAGTATTAGCAGCAGTCTTTCTTATCAAACCACTTGTCCCAGCTAATTCCGCAATTGCAGTTAAATCAGCATCTAATGTTTGATAAGATGTCGTATCTAAAGTCCAAGTGTTAGCAGATGTTTTCTTTAAAAATCCACTTGTTCCAGCTAATGCTGCAATAGCAGTTAAGTCTGCGTCTAATACTTGATAAGATGTAGTATCTAAACTCCAAGTATTTGCAGATACCTTGGTCAAAATACCAGCTGCTCCAGCAAGAGCTGCAATAGCAGTTAAGTCGCCATCTAAAGGTTGATAATTAGAAGATGCAGAACCTGTTGTTAAGTAGGTATTTGCATCAACACTCCCGTCTGCCTTTAAAAACTGAGAAGATATGCCACCTGATTTAACAATGGATGTGCCTTGGATAGTTCCATTAACATCTAATGTAGTTGTAGGCGTTTTACCAATACCAATTCTATTAGTATCTTCTTTAATAATGCTATCTCCAAGGGTCGCAGTTCCTGTAAACTTAGGAATAGTTCCAGTTGTACCAGAACCAGTTAAAGATGTAGTGAAATTAATAGTAAACGGCAACATCTGAGTTGCCTTGTATGTATAAGAACTTGCAGGAGGAAGTAATCCTAATAATTGGTCTAAAATAGCTTTAGAGCCATCAAGTGTAGTAGTTTGATATCTAGCAATAATATGAGAATACAATGCTAATACTAAATCGTATTGCTCATTCATTATCTCATACTGACTAGGATTGGTTGACTTATATGCCTCAATCTGGTCTTTATAGGTATTCATTAAAGCAACTAACTCATCTTGAGTAGGAGCTTCTCTTACGTCAAATGTTTCTTGCAGTAAATCTGTATAAGCAACAGTCAACCAAGACTTAGAAGTGTGCGTATAAGCCACCGAAATATCAGAGTTGACAAGATATATACCCTCGTAGTATTTCGTTAAGTGAGAGGGCGTTAAAATGTCTCCTACACTAGTCTTTGTAATTACTCCTACCTCACTTGTTGAAGGAGTTGTTGTATAAAAGTTTCTAGTTAAAACTCCTGTAAAACTACCCGAAGTTTCATAAGCAGTTAAGTCCTTAAATTGAACCTCTGGTAAAACAACATCTGAATCATTAATGATTGTTTTAGCAGGTTTCTCCCAGTTAAAGTCAAACGTTTCCGTTTTATTATATTCGTTTAAAGACGTATCTAAGGCAACATAATTAATTACATATGTTCCAGTTAAGACAGTATTATCAATATCTGTTATTAAAGATATGCTTGTATTTCCTCCTGGAGCACTAATCTCAGGTGATGAAAAGTCTGTGTTTGATACCACAGAGCCATCTGGGAACGTAACTATAAAGTTACCTTTAGATAAGGTAAACCCTGTTGATGTATCTGTTAAACGTAAAACCCTAGTCGAGGTCTTTTCGTTTACAATAAATTGTGCTGAAAAATTTATAGCCATATTGAGCCTAGGATAATTTGTTCAAATATACAATAAATAAAATTGCTATAAAAAAGAAAAGCGTTACAATATGTAACGCCTTCTTATTAACCCAACCAAACAAATCAATCCTGTAATCGGATTTAGCCTACACGGCTCTTGATGGCTTCTAGCTCATCTGGATTTGTTTCTAATAAATGGTCGGCTAATTCCTTAAAGTAATTCTTGTCCTTACCTTTAACGTAAGTAAAGATTACCTTTCCTGTTTCAACCCATTTAAAGCATGATGCGTTCACATCATTCTTAATAATATTCTTTTTAACAGCGTCCTTCAACGCAGTCTCATTCACTAAAGAAGCTCTTTCAACAACTTCTAAGAACTCTTCTGGATAATCTCCAGCATAATCCTCTAACTCATTACGCAATTCATCATTACTTTCAGCGTCAATACCAAGCGCCAAAGCTACCTCTCTTGCCTTAGTGTCATCTAAATCTAACGCTAAGTTAACTGCTTTTACGATTAATTTACGCAAGTTTCTTTCAGTCTTAGCTTCTTTCTGTGCATCAATGCGAGAAAATAATGCTTCGTAGTCATTAGCATTTCTATCAGGGTTTGATTCGTTATAATTACATAACTCTACATACTGATAGATTTTCTGATGCAACGGGTTATTACCATTTAAAAATAAGTAACCCATATTTGATGCATTAAAAATAATGTTAATAAATATAGCATTGCCTTCTAAGTCTGTACGCTCAATGGCTGCAATATTAACAAACTCTCCTGTACCTTTGTCTAAAATAGTGTCTGTTGCACGAATCTGTAATGCAGATGGCATTAAAAACTTTCCTGCATTATCTGGGTCAGGGCGAACATTAAGTACTCTGTAAATAGCTCTTTCATCTGGCTTGAGCTTTCTAATCATCTTCTCTGATAGAAGATTAAAATCGGATGCTTTCATTTTTATTATTGTTTGGTTTTATAATTTACTCCTTCAAAGGTAGCTCCTTTGGATAAATTATCCAAGCACCATAAAGGTTGTAGATTGGTGTAGTGGTTTAGCGCAATAATATCTTCCTCGCAAGTTGCTGATGCTAAAGGTTTAATGTGGTCGATGTGAATCTCTCCAGCAACAAACGCTTCCCAAGTCATACCATCTTTAAATTGAGATACTATGTGTTCGCGAACTGCTTCCCAATCTGCTCCAATGATTTGATTGGTTTTACGAGCTTTATCTTGTCTTAATCTAGCAAATCCACCTTTTATTAATAACCTAATTCGTTCCTTAAATATTCTTAATGGGTCTGATTTAATAAACTCCATTTTTTTTGCACTAAGTCTTTTAACGTTATTTCTGTGATATTCCCTATTTTTAGCTTTAACTTTTTCTAAATTCTTTTCTCTGTATTCTCGAGATTGCTTATTCTTTATTTCTTTGTTAGCTAAGTGATATTCTTTTCTCTTGACTAATATTTCTTCTTTTTTACGAAGATAGTATTCTTTTTTCTGAGCAAGCTTTTTAGCCTTATTTTCTTCATAAGCGCGCTTATCAGATTCTTTCTTTTTTTCTGGATTATTAATAAAGTATTGTTTAATCCTTTGACTCGTGCAGATTTTACAAGAAGAGCGACGACCATCTTTCTTGCTATTTTTTTCAACTGCAAATTCTGTTAGCAGCTTTTCTTGTCCGCACATTGTACATTTTTTCATATCATTTATTGTTTTATGTAACAAAGATAGAGAGAAAAAATATTAAGAACAAGAAAAATTAAAACAAAAAAGGGAAGAATTTCTTCCTCCCTTTTAAGCTAAACATTAATGAAAATTATACGCTGTACTTCACGAAATGCTCGTTTCCGACTGTCTCAAGCCCCTCGATAGAACTGTACACAATATCAAGTGTATCAGTATCTGAAGTTGGAGTTGGAGCTAATCCGCCGAGCATTTTTTCCCTAAAACGACTGTTAACGCCATCTGGCATCTCTAAGTAACGCATCATCATACGGTCTACTTGACCACCACCTTGCTCAACTTTAATCTTTCCAGCAGGAACTAAGTAAGCCTCTTTAGAGAATACTGTAGCACCACCTACTGAAGTGATTTGTGGGTGAGATAAAGCGTTAAGACGCTTCTTGTGGAAAGTACGTCCGTAAGCAGCGATAGAGTTAACACCTAATGCTAAAGCGATATCTTTTTTACCACCGAATGAAGCATAGTTAATACCTCCGTTGATGAACTGAGTCGCAGCTGTGATAGTTGTATCAAAAGCGTTATCGAAATCAGCTCCAGCCCATAATAAGTACTCAGAAGGGCAACGGTTAGCATCCATCAAACGAGATAATGCAGATAAGTCAGCTAATCCAACTGTGTTTGAAGTTCCTGTAGAAGAAGAAATACCACCTGCGTTAACAATAGTATCGCGTAAACCACGAGTTGTATTGATAGCGTTACCAGAAGCATCAGTTAAACCTGCAGACTCACGACCAAACAATACTGCATAAAGGATGTCCATACGGTGCTTTAAATACGCATCGTGCTGCTGCTTTAAGAAGTAGTAAGGCTTTCCTTTAAACTCAACCTCAATCTTAGAACCGTAAGCGATATCTGTGATAGAAGTTTTAGTTTTGAAAATCTGTAACTTGTTAGAACGCTTAATCAAGTCAGACTTACGCATTTGGTTAGAACCAGTTCCTTCCGCGTATGCGTTAGACATAAATGATAACTTAGAACCAGTTGTAGCAGCAGGAATTGCATCTGCAGAGTTAACTGGCTTAACAGTAAGAACGAAGTCTGTAGCAGAAGAAATAGCTGATACATAACCAACGATACCGTTAGCGAACAAAATCAATTCACCTACTAATGGCTTAACAGAAGTTGCGCCAACGCAAGTAATATCTACAGCAGCACCAGCTGAACCCGCAGAAGTACCTGGAGTTTTAACTGTAGCAGTAGCATATAAGAAGTTGTTTTGTACTGTGAAGTATTCAGTTTGAGCAGAAGCTTTTGACTTACCTGTCCAATCTAATACGTCCAACATAGACGCCTCTTCATCATAGATGTCAAGTACGTCCTTTAAAATTTCACGTTGCTCTAACGTGTTTGTGAATGAAACAGTCGACAAGAATGTTCTGTCGATGTTACCTGCTGCGATAGCCATGTTTTAAATAATTTAATTGTTAAACACTATTTTTTAGTAATAGTCATACCTTGTAAGAATCCAATTGGGTCATCTGATGGTCTTTCAATACTGTTAGACTCAACAACCGTCTTGTTAATCGTCGGAGGTACAACATTCTTTAGTTCAGACTCCATCGCCTTGCGTCCTAAAGACTTTCCGTGTTTAATTAACTCGCTTATAAATTGAGTTGGATTCTGTGCGAATGCAACTGTTTTTGTCCACTTATCCCAATCAACACTTCCGTCTTTTGCAAAGATGGAAAGAAACTTGTTTGAGTCTAGTGCATAATCAACTACATCGTTTGGATTTTGAATCTGGTAATTAATACCTTCTCCGTTAGCTCCAACTTTAATAATGTTGTCTTTAATTACACTTGATACTCCTTCACTGATAATTTTTCTGCTCTGTTCTTGTTGAGCAGCAAGCTCTTCTTGCGAAGGACCTGTTGACGCTTGTGGTGATTGAACATTGTTTAGGAACTGTTGTTGCTCCTCAATAAAAGTCTTTCTTAGCTTTTGTGCATCTCGCTTTAACAAAGCTTCTCCGACTTCCTTGTCTTCCTCATCATACGCATCTAACCCGTATTTTTCTAGCTCCTTGTCAAACAGTTTCTGTCTTGCTTTAGGGCTTAAGTCAGCGTTCTCTGTGTCGAACTTAACTTTAAGCACCTCTAAGTCAGTCATCTCTGTGTAATCGACTTCAGTTGCTCTTAAGAAGGGCTGTAGTGTACCATACGTCTCGTAGTACTGTACTGCCTTTTCAATGAACGGGTCTTTAAACTGATACTGCGCTTTTGGTTGTTCTTCTGGAACAGATTCTGTGTCATCCTGAGTCGTATCAGGTTCTTGAACTACAGTTTCTTCTGCGTATCCTTCGGTACTTTCCTCTTGCGAAGTATTTTCTACTGAATCCTCAACATTTTGAGGCTCATTATCTTCATTAGAAACATCAACTCCTTCAACTTCAGTAGCATCATCTTCGCTACTAGTTTCTTCGGAAGTCGTTGTTGTCTCTTCTGTTGCTTCAATTGGTTCGTTTTTAGACAATAAATCGTCTAGGTTAATTGGCTCTGCCATATTATTTTATTGTTTGGTTATGCAAATGTATAAACTATTCCTATTTATTTCCAACTGGTTTTTCGCTCTTTTTAATCTGGGCAATATATTCTCGGCTGTCTGCCTCAATCTTAGCCGTATTAATTTTGCCCTCAAGTTTACCTTGCTCAATCATTGCCTCATTCTGCAACTTCATTGCAAGCAATTGAGACTCTAATTGTTTTTCAAGCTGTAAGTATTGAGACTTAAGATTAATTTCCATCTGAAGAGTTTGTTGCTTAGCGGCTTCTGCTGCTTGAGCTGATTGCATCTGAATTTGTCCATTCATTTGCTGTTGTTCTAAAGCACGTTTCTGCTTTTCTTGCTCGTTCTGTTTAATCTTGTATGCAAGCATTACCTCAGCATACTTCATATTCTCAAGGTTCTCTAGCATAATTGCGTCTGCTAAAGTAATTTGTCCAGATTGAATTGCTAAGTTTATTCTTTGTGCAAGTTTCTCTTTCTCAAACTCCGTTGGTTTCTGAGAAACAACCAATCCGCACTCGTGTGCACTTGTGTTAGGGTCTAATTTAAAGAATTGAACTGATGAACTACCTAGTGCACGGATATATCCTTCAATACCACCATTCTCTACAGAATCTTGAATACGAAGTGTTAAGCTATAACATAACTTCTCTAGTAACTCTCTTTCAGCACGTTTAATAAAGTCTAAAGAGTTGTTAGTAGATTCAGACGCGTACTTCGCCACACCATTTAATGTACGCGGGTCAGGTGTTGAACCGTCAGTAATCTCATTAAATCCTAAAATGTCGCGAAGTAACTGGATATTATTAGTAATAATGTTGAAGTATTGTACCGCTTCATTACCAATACCGTTGTCAAGCTCTTCAATAGGCTTATAATTACTAGCGTTACCTTCGTCAGACAATCTACGGTAAACTAAGTTACCTGTCTGGTTGTATAGGTCAATGATTTCCATTGGCTTAAGAGCTTTACCACCCTTACCAATAGGCACACTTTCTAACGCGCCAATTTCAATCATAATACCACGAGGACGTGCGCGTAGCATCACATTCTGTAGTTTGTACCACGCTAACTGAATCTGGTCAGCAATAGCTTTCATTTGACTACCTAACGAGTAGGTAACCATCTGATAGATGTTAGGCGCCACAACGTGGTAAGACAAAGACGTATTAGTCAAATCTGACTTAGCGCGCTTCATATTTGTAGCTAACTTGCAGTCAAAGAATACATCGCTGTCAACAATCCACTTACCTTGGTAAACTACCTTATAGTCTGTCTTAGAATATTTTTTATCTTTGCGGTTTCCTTTAATTTTGGAAGCACGACCTACAACAATGTTGCCTTTTGAGTTAACACGCTCTTCTAAGATTAAGCTATTAACTGAGTAGAACTCAATATCTAATACTGAAATACGGAAACCATCGTAGTTACGAGTTTGATTAAAACCAGTGTTCTTAACTAACGTTGGATTACCCATCTTGTTAGTGTACTTAGTTGCAATCATTTCATACTGCTCAGCAGTAATCTGGTCGCCAGCTAGTTCTTTTAAGTCAGCAATTGTCATCTCTACTACTTCGCCCATATACTGAACATCCTTAAATGATGGATTAGTCGTATAAGACATAACCATATTAGAAGGATTTACGCGACGAAGTTTAATATTGCCAGCAGCGTCAAAGTATTCTCTGTATCCAGCAATACCAAAGTCGTGTAGGTCTTCTATAGCTTGAGCGCGTTCTTGTGGAAAGCTATTCATATTTAACACAAGGTCAATAGCTTGCTCCATTTCAATAGCCATTCTATGCTTATATGAGTAATTCATATACATATCAAGCTCCTGAAGATTAGCTGCATCTATATCTGCTTCAGGAATCAACGCTGGGTCAACACCTTGCTTTTCAAATTCTTCTTTAAGGATTAACTTAGCCGCATTATCTGCGTAGAATTTATTCTTATCATCTTGTGCGATAGGGTCAATTGCATCTACAGAAATATTGAAGTCAGACTTCATTAGTGTAGCAAGAGCAATACGACGGAACTTAGGGATAATAGGAAGAATGTCCCAGCTTATGTTAGCTGTTGACTGGTCTTCATTAGCAGTGGACGATGGGTTAACCAACTTCTTATATCTGCTAATAGACTGTTTACCAAGCATATAAAGCTTGATTTCGTGATAGTTTTCGCGACCATTGTATAATTGATTAGGGTAATAGGTTCCAAAGTCTCGCCACGCAGCTTTAATGTATTGTGAAATCCAGTTCTTGTCTTTCTTCTCGGTTTCGATTAAATGACTTGGGAAGTCCATATTCTTTGGTACATCTTGTTCCATCATAGCTTAAAATGGGAATATCTCCCTTATATCGTATATTTTCTGTTTTTGCTCTACTCTTTCACTAAATTTAGACTTGTTAGCCTGTATTAATGTGTAACCAGATGCCATCGCGGCATCAAACTTGGTTGTCTTATTAATATCAAAAGTTAACCAGTCTTTTAATAATCGCATAAAGATAACCTTTTCTACGTTCTCTGTAATATAACTTTCTGTGACTTCTGCAATCTGCTGATGCGTCTTAACTGTTGCAGAGATTCCATACTTATTTGCACCAGGTAATTTAACTAAAAATTTCTCATATCCCCTGTACTCAAAGTACTTAATCAATCCAACCTTGTTATCCTCGGACAATATCTCGCATCCAAAGAAATGACAAAGCTTAATCATATCCTCGTAGAATATCTCAGCCTTCTCAGGTCTGTTAAGGTATTCAACTAAGAACGTCTCACTAAACTCATCTACCGCATCATATCTCCTGTACACATAACACGCGCCATCTGACCGCTCCTTACTTGTTGTAATGCTATGGTCAAAGGGGTCAACTGCTATCGCGTACTTCTTACTTTGCTTAGGCACCTTGCGGCTACCAAACTCCTCTACTTGGTTAAAGTTAGCGTAGTCGTATATGTTAAGCTTCTTATGAACCAAGAACTTTCCATTAGACGTCTCGTTGAAAACAACCCTACTGTCACGCTCTGCTTTTTCCCAAACAAATTCTCCACGCAAATATAAATCTTTTTCAGCAATCCACGATATAGATTCCATCTGTCTGTTCAATGCCATCGCATCATACAAACAAGTCTCTGCCTCACTAAAGAATGCCTCACCTATTGTAAAAGGGTTCTTGCGTATAAAAGAAGCCAATGCGCGCGGGTCAGACTCCAAAGCAGCGCGTTCTGCCATATAAAATTCTTTTGCCTTTTCTTCGTCAGCTTGACCAAACTTGTCGTAGAACAATGTCTTATAAGCAGGCATAAAGTACTGGTACAATCCTGAACGTGTTCTGCCATTCTTATTCTTTTCGTTTTGATTAGATGCATCCCACAGCATCTTAAAGGATTCTCCACCGTCCTCCATCTCCTCGACGGTAGTGGTGTACAAAGCCTTACCAATAATATTCTCTTCCTGTTGGAGACAGAACTGTAAGACTTGATGTCTGTCGTACACGTCAACGTTCTTTGTCTTACCTGCCTCGTCTCCTAAGTATCTGTGGAGCTTCATACCATCGTAAGCAAACTTGTCCGCAGACTTAAATGTAATAGAAGATTCTAGTTCAATCTTTTCTGCAAAAACATCATCATCCTTGCCTCGCTTATTAGTCTTAAAGAAACGAAGTTCTCCTTTAGGAGTCATACCCTTCTCAGTATCGTAAATCGGAACAAAGAAATCAGGTAGGTATTTAAATGGCATCACCACTCCTTTAGCAAATACATTCTCCTTAGCATCCTCAAATGTCTTCGATTGGATGCCAGCGTTCTTGTTCTTGCTTCGAGATGTTAACTCAAAAAGGAATGCTCCTGCTCGCATAGTCTTTCCTTGACGACGTTTGGTTACCTCAACCATTCCTAAACAATTAGGGTCTTGCACACAGTACTCCAAGAACATAAAGAAGTCTCTGTCAGTCATCCTAAAAGAAGGATATCCTACGTCAAGTTTCCAATGCACCAAGTAGAAGTAATGTAAGCCTGTTATGTAAGTAGCGTGACCGTTGTTGTAGAACCAGAATCCATTAAGCCTCCTATCCCATTCTTGGTTGCGGTATTCTTGCAGCTCAGGATTATAATATCCTGGACTTGACTTTTGAGCCGCAATCTCTTTCTTACGTTTTGTTTCGTAGTCTTTAGGCGGCTCAGGTCTCTCCCAGTACTGGTAGTCCTTCTTAACAGAACGAGACATTATCTCGCGCTTCTCCCATTGGTTAGTAATAATGTTAAACACATAACCATTCGGCGGTATGTTTACCTTGATACCATTTATCTCGTACTCTTTTCCTTTTGGATGCTTCCTATACATTTGCTATTGCTTCAGGCGTTAGGTTAAGAATTTCATTCTTCTTCTCTTTAGTATCGCCAAAGAGCTTATCTTCGTATGCATCTATTCTTTTAATGATAGCATCACACTCCTGCATCAACTTGGTTTTAATTTCAAGTGCTTGCAGTTTATCTTTGTCATTTTTAAAATCCTTGATAGGAGTTAACAACTCTTGTTGGTACTGCCACAACACTTCTTCGTTAGCGGCTAATACTGACCACACCTTGGACGATTGATGGCGTAGGTAGGAGTTTATATATCCAAGGATATTATTGTCTCTTAAATCAAAGATATCAGCTGTGTCTGTTTTAATACCCGCCATTTCAGCAGCCTCCTCCTTACGCTCCTGTATGTTAGATATCTTTAATCGCAGCGGACTCTTCTGGTCGTATATCAGTGCAACGTAAATAAGGATTGGAATATCCGAACTGGGTGGGTTGCCAAATATCTGTTTGATAATTGGATTTTTAGCAAGGTTGCTATCATAGATAGGTATTGCTAAATCTGAAAAATCTTCTTTATTAAATAATGCCATATCTGTTATGCTCCTACTATATGTTACGTGGTATTAAAACTTGGCGGCGGCGCGGCGTCCCAATTCTTTTTCTCCTTCGGAGGTCTTCTCTTTTAGGGTGATAAAAGTCTTTTGCTCCGCGACATATATAATATCTATTATACTTATTTATTTACCTTATATATTATGTGGTAAAATTCAACCATAGGGTATGGTCATTTTTTACCAGAGGGTATGGTCAAATTCAACCATAGGGGGTATGGTCATTTTTTACCAGAGGGGTATGGTAAAATTCAACCATAGGGTATCAGTCTTTAGAACATAAAATATCCCCCTGACGCACTGTATAGTACTCTTTTCCCTCGATGGTATTTTTAAAATTTGAATTTTTATTCAAGATTACTAATGCACCTCTGCCTATTTTCAACTCATCTTCTCCAACTAATGGTCGACCAATGTGAGACAATCGAGCGAACTTAGTTGATGGCTTTTTATTGATACCAATTACTAGTCCAGATGCCGATGTTATAGCTTCAATTTTCTGACCATCAACTTCAACTTGATTGAAATCTTCCTCAACCACCGTTTCACATAAAGTCCAGCCACCAACAGGTAATATATTACCACTCCTAACGACACAAAATATCCAATAATAAGGTACTTTATAATAGTTGCCGTAGATACAGTTCGTTTCATCGGATGTAGTTAAGTAATGAAAGTAAATAATGTCTCCAACCTGCACTTCTTTTTCTATCTCAAAAGACTCTTCGTTATAAGCTTTCCCTTCTGGCACAGCTATTACGCGACCATATATTCTAGCGTACTGCGTAGGATTAAATTCAGGGTCTATATGGAGCTTTAAATTACCGTATTGGACAGTGTCATCCATTGAAGCACCAACCTCAACCACAACAGTATTTGGTGGCGATTTTTTGATATCGTAAGTAAGCATTAAAATGTTTGTTTGGTTTGTAAACGTAAATATATACAGATATTACCATAATGTCAATTTTAGAAGCGTGTAGTTGTTTGTTGAAGGTTATATATATTATCCGACCACTCGCCACACAATACGACAAACGGGATTTTTCGAGGGGGTGGGGTCTGTTTTACGTTTTCAAATTCCAAAATTTGACCCCTGCCTATTGTATCTCTTTGATACATTAATGCTTTTGCAACAGTATTGCATTATCATTGTATCATTTTGGTACATTATATCCTTTGCCACTCTTTATACTGTTGGAAAAGTTACTCCGCCCACGGGATAAAGTCGACAAAGTTTTTGCAGGGCGGGGGCTTGTTTGTCCTGAATTATCCGCCCCAAAATAACCCACCTAACATACCCCGCCACAATTACTGCAAAATGGGGTATATTTTTAGGCATATTACAGGACAAAAGAAACCCCCTTTTTTATCTATTTTTATTGTACTTTATTTAGAATTCATTGTATTCTCATTTTTTCGTCGACACATTCCGCCATTTCGTCGACTATTATTTGCAGGTTAATTGTCCTTTGTATTAAGTTTGGGACATAATCAAACACAACAAAAACATAAACAAAATGAAAACTTACAAGTCAAACAAACATCTAGTAAACGCTTTCGCTACATTCCAATCTTTTGACGGCAAGGCAAATAACATTTATTTCAGCCGTACTACTATCTTTTCATACGGCTATCATTTCCCTATTGCAACACGGACGGACGAAGCTACATTTTTCAACATTAGCAAGTATTCAAACACTACGGCAAAACATCAGGCTTTAGTACGTGGTGCTTTATCGAGATACGATAAAAACTTTATCGAGTGCATCAAAGTACCTACGACTTCAGATATTGAGTGTAATAATTTAGAGACAACACACGCAAATAACCTTAGTTATTGGTCTACGTATATAAATAACTTAAACGAAGAAATCGCGAATACCCGCGTAAAAAATAAGGAGGCTCGCTTAATTAAAATCGCTGAACTAGAAGCTAATAGAGATGCATATAAAAAGTATTTTAATATCTAATCTATATAAAAAAATCAGGGGGTTAATAGCCCCCATTAAATAAACACAAAATGAAAACAATTTACACATACCAAACAAACAAGGGGCTAAACGTGGAAACGTTTAATAGTAAAAAGGGTAGTATTACTCTTTTTCAAAACGGGGCTTTTATGTACGAATATAATATAGAGAATTTCGGGAATTTAGATGTAAAATTTCAGGAATGGCAATTATTAAAAGCCCTTAGCGAATGGGGGTGCACATACGAAAAACAAGTAATAGAGGACTAAACAATTAACGGGGGTTTAATCGCCCCCACTAAACAGAACACAATGAGAAACACGCTAAACACTCTACAAATTATTTACGCCCTTGTTGCTGTATATATGTTAACAAGAGCGGGACTAGAAATTATCAACATTTTAAACGCTTAAACATTATGAAAACATTAAACAAGATTATAATCTACTTTTTAGGCGAAGACGCCGAACAAGACAAAGGCGAATTATTAACGGCTTTATTAATTGCCACCCTTTGTGCCTTTTTACTCCCATTAT